GTATCCGTCATTTCCTCAAGATATTATTGAAATTACCAAAGAGCAACACGCTGAGTTTCTTCATGGTATGAACATGCAAAATAAAGAATTGGTTTTGTCCGGAAGCAATCTTGTTTTACAAGACCGAGTCGTGGTAATTACCTGGGAACAAATTAGGTCGAGAAGAAATAATCTTCTATCTCTGTCTGATTACACACAAATGGCAGATTGGCCTGGAGATAAAGCTTCTTGGGCTACATATCGTCAAGCGCTTAGAGATCTTCCGCAAACCTATGCAAATGCAGTAGATGTCATTTGGCCATCGAAGCCAGGAGAATAATACGTGGCTTTACAGTTTACTTCCGCTAAGCTTGTTAAGTATTGGACTGGCTCCGCCTGGGCTGAAAGCCAAGACTTTGGTAGTAAAATTAAACTGTGGAATGGGTCTGCATGGCAATACGTTGACATAAGACCTTATGCAGATGTTTCTGAAGAAACACAAACTGTTACTGTCGGTTCTTTGATATTTAAAGGCATCGAATCTTATGGGTTTAATAGTGCCGCTTTTGGTTCAATTAGCGACGGTACTTTTGGATTCATCAGTAATGCTGTAATTAACGAGCTTTTTTGGAGCAACGTTGGAGGTTTAAGTTTCACGCTTGCCGGGAATAGAGCAAATTCTGGATGGAGCACAGTGGTAATAAACAGCATAGCTTTTAATAGATCAGCTGCTGCATATAGTTATGATGGTGATAATAATACCACTAGTTGGTTAATGGCAGGATCAAATCCATTCGGTACAACAAATGGCTCGGTGGTTCCGGCAGTATTTGTACAATGATAATTACAGCAAGTAAAATAACCAATCTATCAGATATTGATTTTGATGCATTTTTTGAAGTATCATTGCCAATCCTTGATGCTGAAGAAAACCACTGGCCTGCCGGCGTCACATCTTATGCAGACAAAAAAGCGTATACTATTGCTTCAATCAATGTGATAAACGGTTTGCCGACAGCGTTTTCCTTCAAGATAAATGTAAATGATCTTACGGTCGTAGCAACGTTTGGGTTTATTGATAATGGACAACATAGTATTATAATCGGTCTATTACGCGATGATGCAAATGGTTCACGCAGTTACGTTTATGATCCGGGTTTTGCTGAAGCCATTAAAAGTATCACGATGACTAATGGCGCTTCTTCTGGTTCAATTCATTTTTACGCGGGCAGTCAAGCGTGTGAAACATTTAAAAATGTTTACAATGCAACTGAAAGCGATTTAACTTATGTTGTATCGGAACATAACCCGCCTGTTACAATATTGCGAATATGGTAGATTTAATAAATATAAGTTATAATCGACTTATTGGAAGAATAAATGGCACTGAAAGCAAACATAGTAATCGATCAAGGCACTTCATTTTCTACATCAATTGATGTCACTGATGAAGATGGTAACATCGTAAATCTCGCAGGATTTACAGGTGCCGCTCAGCTGCGTAAGCATTATACTTCGACCGCTCAAACCGCATTTACAGTTTCAATTACTGCCGTGACTGGTGTTGTCGCTCTTTCAATGTCAGCAAATACTACAAATGGCCTTACAGCCGGAAGATATGTATACGACTGCGAGTTGACTGATGGCAGTGGAACAGTTTCTCGTCTTGTTGAAGGTATCGTCACAGTTACACCAGGAGTGACAAGATAGTGTCAATTCAAGGTCAAATTAGATCTGCAGCTACAACAATAAAAGCCAATGTTACTAATAATGGTGGAAGTCTTTCTGCGCAATCTCCTATTACTCTCAAGAATCAAATACAAGAAATAAGAAGTATTGAAAATATACTTGACGTCAGCGTAGTTGACGTAACCAATGGCTCTACATTAATCTATAATTCTCAAAATGATAAATATGAGGTGAGACAACTACAAGTCGGAGATTTAAATCTGGATCTTGACGGCGGATCATTTTAATACAAAGGGAATAAAAACATGGCCGTAGAGACCGGTAACTTAATTCAAATTAAAAGGTCATTAACGACAGCTGATGCGCCAGCATTAGCTAACGGTGAATTAGCATTTACAGCCAATGGCGATCATCTCTTTATCGGTTCGAATGGTGCTTCTATCACCATTGCAGGTAAGTTTAATCCCGGCGTACTAACTGCCAATCAAGCACTCGTTGCGAATGGCACATCTGGTATCGACAAGATTATTACAGCGAATGCTGTCGTAACTACGTTGACGGCCAACGGTTCGACCGGTACTAACGGACAAGTTCTTGCATCAAATGGAACAGCCGCTTATTGGGAAACTCCTACTTCTGGAGTAGCTGGTTCGAATACACATGTTCAATTTAACAATTCTGGCGCATTAGCCGGAGACGCAGACTTTACGTTTGATAATACCAATAATAAACTGTCTGTTGCAGGCGGTGTTATTGCCGCTTCTGGCGGTAACTTCGTTGTTGGTTCTAATTCCTTTGTTGCGAATGCTACAGGTGTATTCTCTACAGGCACCGTAAACGCAGCGATTGTGAGTGTTGGTGCGGCTTTCGTAGCAAACGCCACACAGATCAATATTGGAGCTAACGTTGCCGTTAACGCAAATGGCACAAATGGTACTGCAGGGCAAGTTCTTGCATCGAACGGTACAGCCGTATACTGGGTAACACCTCAAGACGGTGATATTACAGCAGTCACAGCAGGTGACGGTCTTACTGGTGGCGGTACATCAGGTGCCTTATCTCTTGCCGTTGGTGCCGGTAACGGTGTCAGCGTCTCTGCAGACGCGATTGCTGTAGTTGCAAATAGCGGTCTTGCTTCAAATACCTCAGGCGTATTTGTTGTTGCTGGTAGCGGTATTGCATCTAACTCAAGTGGTGTACACGTTGTCGCCGGTGCGAATAGCGGTCTTGTATCGAACGCGACTGGTGTTTTTGTAAGCGCTGGATCTACTCTTGTAGCCAACGCTTCTGGCTTGCACGTTAATACGGCTAACCTTTCAATTGCCACATCGCAACTAACAGGCGACGTTGCTCTTGGTTCGGGTACATCAGGCGACTATGTTGCGACTATCACAGCTGGTAACGGTATTTCTGGATCCTCATCTGGTGAAGGTGGCGCGGCAACAATCGCTGTTGTAGCAAACAACGGTATTGTATCGAATACATCGGGCGTCTTTGCCAAAGCTGCGAATGGTATTTCTGTTGATGGCGCTGGTATCAACGTCACAGCCGGCGACGGTCTTACAGCTAACGCGACTGGTGTTCATGTTGGTGCTGCTAACGGTATTAGTGTTTCTGCAGACACTGTAGGTCTTACCACTGGTTCGACACTCACCGTCAACTCGGCTGGTGTACACGTTAATAGCGCACTCTCGATTACAGATCTTTCTCTTTCAGGAAATCTGACTGTTCTCGGTACACTTTCAACAATCGATACTACGAACCTGACAGTTCAAGATTCGATGATCGAACTTGCAAACGGCAACGGCACAACCGATATTCTTGATATCGGTCTTTATGGTCAATACGGTTCGAGTGGAGCTAAATTCACTGGCCTTTTCCGCGATGCAACTGACGGAATCTATAAACTCTTTGTTGGTTCTCAAACAGAACCTACAACGACTGTAGATACTGGTGCAGCTGGTTATACGACTGCGACATTACAAGCATTCTTAACTTCGGGTGGTTTAGTTTCGAACGCGACTCACGTTGCTATTACTGCCAACTCAACAGTCAATGTAAGCATCACAGCGAATACTCTTACACTGTCGACTCCTCTTGGCGTTGCTTCAGGTGGTCTTGGTATTAACTCAATTACATCTGGTGCAATTCTTGTAGGTAACGCAGCTGGAGCAGTTACTGTTCTTACAGTTGGCACAAACGGCCAAGTTCTGCAATCAAACGGATCATCGGTAATATATAAAACACTTGACGGCGGAACTTTTTAAAAATAAAATAAATATAAATAGCTCTAGAGATAATTTCAACGGAGCTATTTTTTTATGCAAGAAAAATACGGATTTATATACATTTGGTTTGATAAAAAACATCGTAAATACTACCTAGGTAGGCATTGGGGGTTTGCAAATGACGGTTATATTTGTTCTTCTACCGGAATGAGAAATAATTACAAAAATCGGCCATATGACTTTAAACGAAGAATCGTTTCGTATGTTTATACTACAAAAGAAGATTTAGTATTAGAAGAACAAAGATGGCTTGATTTTATTGATCCTTCTAAATTAAATAAAAAATATTATAATAAAACTAATAGAGCTTCGACTCCTTCTACTCTTGGTTATTCACATACGATAGAAACTATAGAAAAAATTAAACAGAGTAATTTAGGGTTAAAGCGTTCTGAATATACAAAGAATGCTAATAGTTTAGCTAGTATAAAACAATTTTCAAATCAAGAACAAAGAAAAAAAACGGCTGAAGCTTCGCGTTTGATGTGGCAAGATCCAGAATATTTGGAGAAACAAAAAAAAGCCAGATCTAAACCAGGATATTATGTTGGATTTAAAGGCAAAAAACACTCTGAAGAAACAAAAAGAAAAATTTCAGAAACTAAAAAAATGAAACAGGAACTAAAAAATGGAAGCTGAATTTGTAAATGAGTATATTAATCGATTACTCGCGAGTGTACATGATCTTACAAGTAAGAACGTAATGCTAGAAACAAGACTGGTCATGGCCGATAAAACCATGGCCAGTCTTCAAGCAAAAATTGTTGATCTTGAAAAGCTTGGAAATAAAAACAAAAAAGCTGAAGATACTTCTGTATAAATAGAATATTAGGGTTATATAACCGCTTTGTTGCTCTATATAGAGGTTGAGAATGGCAAACAAATTTCAATTCAAGCGCACGACAGTTGCTGGTCGTACAGCTAATACTACTGACGTAGCAAATTC